TATATTAATAATTTTAAAATATTTATAGTTGTCTAAAAGAAGAAAACTCAAAAATACTTTCTTCAAAATAAAGTATTTCTTCTTGGGTACTTTATGGAAGATGATTCTCTACTATTGAATGTTACTTTTGGATGAGTATTGCCACTTAGCAATCTTTCCTTTTTGTAGAATAAAAATCTATTAGGAGCATTGAGTATATCTAAATAATTGCTATTGTCACTTGGAATATAAATTTGATCCTTTGTTGAGTTTTGTATTAAATACGATAATGCAAAAGATTGATTCATTCTTGGGTATTGTTCAGACAAACAAGCAAGTATCCCTGTAACCTGAGGACCTGCCATACTAGTTCCAGATATAGATCCCAACTTGTATGAACTGTTTCTTGGATCATTAACTAATGTAATACCAAATTCACTTGCTGCAGTACTATTATATACTGAAGAGATAATATTGGAACCTGGAGCCCATATATCTATTCTAGGACCACAATTACTATAATCTGCCTTTGCTTCAGATGCCCTAACACCTATAGATCCAACACAAATTGCATTTGGTGCTGAACCAGGAGAAGAACCCTGTGAATGATAATAACTAGATCCATCAGATATAAAATAATTACTATAATCAATACCAGTAGGAATATCCATTCTCCAATAAGAATTTCCTGCACTAGCCACAACAATAACACCATCATTTATTGCATCTTGAATATCTGCATCAAGAGCAGGATATTTTGCTGGAGTTCTATACAAATTTGTATAAGGGTATCTAGGAACAGGAACACCGTTAGACTCCAAAATTGTTCTTTTTTCCGAATCAGTTTTTCCCGATAAAGATGTTATTGTCCCTCTATATCTAACAGAAGTTATAGAACTTAAAGTAATATTGTCAAAACTATATCCCCAACTATTATTTACAACTGTGGGATTTCTTTTATTGGTTGTAGTATTTACTGTTTTATTTTTGTGAAAATACCTAATATAATCAAAAATATATAATGGCCAATCTGAAGTTACAATTTGTCCTGCAGAAGGTGTACCAGATGAAATTACATTTACATAATTAAATTCCATATTATAAATGTTTGAATCTCTTGCCCATCCTTGAGTATTTCCTGCAACTGTTCCCGCAACATGTGTTCCATGATTGGTTGCAACATTTGAATAACTATATGCTCCACTACTAGTATATCCTAATGTAGAACTATATTGAAACCAATTAAATTGATTTACTCTAGTTCCACCTGTACCATTAGAATTAACTGCAAATTCTGGGTGATTGGGGTTGATGTGTCCATCTACAATTACAACATCAACATTTTTTCCAGAACTTGTGGTTGATATTGTATCTGTAACCTGTGTTGTTGCCTGGTCGTTACCCCATCCTGTTACATTAACACCTTTAGTGCATCTAAGTAGTCCCCAATTTTTATCATTAGTATCAATTGTGGAAGATTTTTCAAAGTTTCCAGTTTGATTCCAATGAGAAGTAGGTATCAATCCAAGTTCGGATGGAAGTAACGAAACATCCAAAACCCTAAGATCTTGTTTAAGGGTTTCTGCTTCTTGTTCTGTTAAAAAATAATGTGTATTTCTACTAATAGGTCTTCTTAATGCACAATCAACTTCTCTATCTGGAACTGAAAGATTTCCACCTTTAGACTCCATTTCAATGTAAAAATTTTCCAAATCATCATAATTATGTAAGGTTACTACATATTCTTTTTCCATTTTAACTTTCCATTTGTACTAGTGTTAATGTTACAGTAATTGCAGTAGAAGATACTGACTTGTTAACAACCTTAGCATAAATGTTTGTAGTAACAGGATTATCATTATTATATCCAAGTGTTCCTGGAGTTATTAATTGAATTGCTGCACCAGTTGTAATTGTTTCTGCAATAACACCAGAACCTGGAAGGGGATCTGTCAATTCATTTCTGGACGAATCACTTGTTCTTGATGTTGAATCTGTATATAATGTTATCCAAGATGCATCACTAGTTTGGATTTTTAAAAGTAAATAACTTTTAAAACCATCAAAAGTGATATTTTCAGAACCACCAGAAGTTAGAATTGATGTTGTTCTAGTAATTGTATTTCTAGAAAGAACCACAGAAGTTCCTTGAATACCCTGAATTCCTTGAGTACCTTGAATTCCTTGAGTACCTTGGATTCCTTGAGTACCTTGAATTCCTTGAGTACCTTGAATTCCTTGCAATCCTTGAATACCCTGAATTCCTTGAGTACCTTGTGTTCCTTCAGTTCCTTGTAATCCCTGAACTCCTTGAGTTCCTTGACGACCTTGAGTTCCTTGACGACCTTGAGTTCCTTGAGTACCTTGACTTCCCTGAGTACCTTGATTTCCTTGTAATCCTTGAATTCCTTGAGATCCTTGAGAACCTTGTAATCCCTGAAGACCTTGTGAACCTCCAGAACCTCCAGTAATTCCAGTAAGTAGAGAACCATCACCAACAAATGCTGTTGCTTTTACAGTTCCAATAACATCAAGTGTTGATGTTGGAGTTCTACTTCCAATACCAACAGAACCAGAAACATAAGCACCACCAGTGACTTGAAGTCTTTGTGATGCAGTTCCTGTAGAAGAACCACTACCAATTAATACTGGACCATTAGTAAATGTAGAAAGACCACTAACATTAATATATGAAAGACTATTTGTTATATTTGTTCCATCTCCAATGGCATTATAAATCTCATCAAAGTTGCTATTGATCTTTATAGCACCTTGAGATAAGGTATCTCCCGAAGAATCATTTGGTGATGTTCCAGTAAATATTCCTAATTTTGCCATTATTTAATAGACTACCTTTTTGTTTATTTATGTTTTAATTTGAGTCGAATGTAACTGTATTCATATCAAATGAATTCCAGAGAGTATCATCAAGATGATTGTTTATATCATAAGCAAACGTATCTTCCACAGATGTATTTGCTGCTCCTATTGGATTAATTCTAGGAGAATATAATATCTTTTGTCCTGTTTGGAAGTTATGGTTTGGAAGTTTTATGATATTACTATCAATATCAATATTGGAATTATTAATTTCACGATAAAATAATGGAGTTCCATTACTAGCCAAACTAAAAGATTTATCACCAACAATAGAGTTTCCTGGAAGTCTTCTTCTAATTTTTACATCTGAAATTTGTGTCCCATAATTTAGTCTATGTGGAAGATTTAATCTTACACTTCCAATACCAATTTCTGTAATAACTGTATTATCTGGAATGAGTAAAGTGGAAAACCCAACATAATCACCAACTTTTAAATTATTCGTGGAAAGATTTATATAATATGGATAAAAACTATTAAATGTTGCAGTTGTTGATGCAATTGAGATATATTCATTCGAACCAGTAAATTGATTACTTATATCATCGATTAATAAAACTTTATTTGTTTTGCTTACAGTATATGATTTTAATGCAACACCAAAAATAGGTCCAATAACACCAACACCAGCAACATTTGCCTCATCTGCCCCAATGTTTATTCTTTCAATTGATCCATCTTCAAACAAACTTTCCTCATCTTCCGTAACTAATGAAAAATTATTTCGATTATAAAATGATGATGAATTATCAATATTTACAAGTAAATCTAATGTAGAATTTGCAACTCCAACTTTTAAATCATTTTTTATTACAGTTCCAATTCCAGAATAATTTAGAACTTTAGGGGCAACACTAATTACATCCAAATCAGAAAATTCTTTAAATCCTGCTGGATGAATAGCAGAACGAATTGGTTCTTTCCAAACATCATATGATACCTCACTTTTAATTGAGTATGAAAACTTTTGATAATAAAAATTATCTGAAATTCTTTGAAGATAATTATTTAAAAAACCAACCTCATCTATAGATTCATTGATTTTATCTCTTGTTACTCCAAATGTTGATTTTAAATTAAACTTATTAACAAATGCAACAGTACCATTCAATAATGATTTTTCACCTTTTAATTTATTTCTAATTTCCAATTCACCTTTTGTATCAATTAATCGCAATTGATTGATATCATTATCCCAACCATTTTCCATAACAGTTGCAGAAAATACTGAATTTCCAACATTATCAAATCCAGTAACTTTTTCCCCAGAAATATAACTTAAATCATCAATAAGAACCATATCAAATTCTGGCATATCTTTTTTATTGATAATAACTCCATATCCATAATCATTAATATAATTTCCTTCACCATTATTTTGATTTAGATTTAATGTGCTTTTTGCACCAGTCATACTAAAAGTTACAGAGAAATTTTCTGGACTTACTGCAGTTACTGTAAAAAATCTATAATCATAATCTTTTGAGTTAAAATTATCTTTTGTTTTGTCTTGTTGTCTGCATTTTTCTATAAAAATTTCATCACCAACAGAAAATGGGAATACAGTTTCTGTTTTTCCATATCCTGTTGTGATTAATGGGTACAATTGTGTATTATTTAACAATTCCAATGTAACTGAAGAACCATCATTTATTGCTACAATATCATCAATTTCATATCCATTGGAATTATTTGTAGGTACAATTCTCAATGGTGTTATTAAATCATTAGTATTTTCAATAACTTTTACTGTAACAATACTTCCACTTTGCAATTCTGCAGATAATTTTATCTTATTATTTCCAATAACTTTTAATGTTGGAGCAGTATTATAACCTTTTCCTCCAGTTGTTATACCAATATAATCAATTCTTGAAATATCTTTAATTTCAACTATTGCTGGGGAACTTAAAAATGGCCTTAATGTAGTATCTGATGGATAGTCAAAACCATCTTTAACTCTTTCTAATTGATTGATTTTTCCTATCTTTGAAGAATCTGTTTTGAGAATTGCATTTTTTCCAGAAATAGTTTCGATTGAGGAAATTTTTGGTAATTTTTTATATCCTTTTCCACCAAAATTAACTTTTATTTTTGATATTGAACCAGATGTATTGGTAGAATTTGTATCATAAAAAATAGTAGTTATTCCACTCGAAGTTTTATATAATGTATTTTCTGGTTTTGTGTTTAAATTAAACTTAAATTCTGTACTTCCAATTCCTATAATTGGATATTCATTATTGAATGTACTAGGAACAATTTTAATTCTATTATTACCAATAACTTCTTTGTCGTATGAAATCTGATAAATTTCATCAGATTTATTTTCAATTGGTATTAAATTGTAATATATTTCATTTGGAATATCAGTTATTTCCTTTGTGTTTAATTTATTATTACTATATTTAAAACTTTCAATTTCTTTGACAAAATTTGGATCTTTATATAATCTCAAATTCATACCAGAAACTGTACTATCACTCAAATCAAAAGTTAATATGTCACCTTTAGTTAAACTAATTGGTGGATTGATGAGTGCAATACTGTGTGTAAATACACTAACACTAGTAAAACTGATAAAAGTTCCAACTTTTGTATCGTAAAGATAATTTGATAACTTTATTTTATCTGGATGTTGTTTTAAAATATAATAAGTATTGTTATTATTCAATCCACCAATAGAAGGATTGTGATTCGCATAATAAACAACTTTATCTCCAGTTTTAAAATTATTTCCAATTATAGTAATTTCACTTGTTTGAATATCTACACTAGATTCAAAATCAAAATTAATTAA